TCGCGAGCATGAATTTTAAATAATTTAGGCATGTTCGATGGATTATAAGTGCCGGGGACTCCGCGATCTTGTCCAAAAAACCATCCTGTTCGAGCCTGTTGATTTTCAGAACCGAATTTATAATCTTGTTTATATTTGTCGCTTCCCGAAGCTTCTAGGGCAAGAATCATCCCGTATGTGGTACCAGCCGAAAAAGTACTAATCTCTCTCTTTAAGTTAGACTCGTAGCTTTCGCCAAGCCAGTAGCAATCTTCGCCTTGTGAAAGATTGGCGGTATTCACAAAATTAGTATTAGATAATTGAGGGTTAGTGTTAAAAACATTCCGGATATATTTATCCGAAGAATCATTAAAGTTAAAGCTACTTTTATATTTAAGAGCGTCGGATTTATCGTAGACGGAGAGCGTGAATTCGCCATGGGTGCCATTCGATGAAAAAAGAGCGCCTGCGGCCTCTTCTGTAGCGGTCCCTCCGCCATGAAGCATGGTACCAGATAGAGCTATAGCGCCCTCTTGGAGGTAAAAAACAGCCCCCAAGGTGCCTGTCGCGGTCGATCCGGAATTGTTGAATAGGAACATCCCATATGCGCCGCCATTATCGATCGACGCACTTGTCTGAATTTTTTGAAGCGTTGTCCATCCGGCCGTTTCGGCGCCCCCAGTTTGCAGAGCATCTGGGTTAGTTTCACCCAAAAGACGGAACATAGTAACCGGGCCAACATTCGCCTTCAAATAGGCTTGGGCAGCGTAAGCCGCATAAGTTGGACCTACAGTGTTTCCTTCTCGCCAAATATCATTGGCGCCGCCGCCGGGGACCGGATCGCCAAAAACCTGGACAAATTCGGAAAAGGAATCCACTTTAACTGGTGTCATGCCGGGACCAAAGCGGGTTCGACCAATAATAATTGGGCCCATGGGCTCCGCAACGGCGGGTAATTGAGAATTATCCACCTCTGCAAGAAAAACTCCTGGGGAGACAAATTTAAACTTTTTAACTGACATCTATTAGCTTCTCCTCACTATAACTAAACCAATCGCTCTTAGCTTTCATGGTATAATTAGTTCAAAACAATCTCAAAGTCTATAATAATTATAGCTCATTTTTTCTTGGGTGGCACTAAGAACGTTCCTATATCGCCTACGATTACTCTCTCGCGAGGGATCTGAACCTCCACCGCATTTTGACGAATAGTTATTTTAGGTCTTTCTTCATTTTTAGAGGCACCCAAAAGGTAGGCTAAAATTTTAATATTTATGGTTGTTTTATAAGTTCTTTCAGCTTCATCCATGTTGGATACATTATTTTCCAGACCAAATTCCCCCTGGATAAACCCCTCAAACCGATGGCCATCGCGCATTATAAAAAAGTTATTAATTTGGCCGGTATTTACTATAAAGGGAGTGAAAATTTCATTTAATTGTTGTTGATATTCGGTACGGATTACAACATCATAAGTGGCGACGACATAGGTAGGAACTGGAGATGTTATAGTTTCATAAACAGTTTTCCTATTCTTGCGCGGGTAATTGGTCTGCCCTCGACTATAATTATTAGCATCTTTGTTGGCAAAATTAGAAGTTTTATTTTGATCGATTCTCCGGGCCATCAAAATCGCTCCGCCGCGTGGATCGTCTTCGGGAGGGATATGAGCCCAAGCTACCCCCTTCATATTAGGGTCTTTTATGAGAGATGTCCTATTGATAGTAAGCAACGGCAACTTCAGGCGCCCATTCGCATCGCGCAGATCCTTGTTGTCCTTAATTTGGAAGGCTCTTTCGGCTGCAACCCATATTATTGGAACTTTGTTCCAGCCTTTGTTGGTTGTAACAGAAATGTCTAACTTTTCGTTTATCCAATCGTAAAAAGCATAATCAATGGTTTCAATAGTGGACGGCATCAAAGTTATTTCTTTGATTTGGGGGGCCTCATCGGGTTTGGCATCCCAATCATTTTGTTTTTTAAAATAAGGACGATAACCCTTGTCTTTTTCTTCCTCACTGGCCATCGAAGAGACCCTCCCGCGCCAACAAACATAGTGCTGAAATTTCTAAAGTGTGCTCTATCTGACCGAACAAAAGCCGGGGGATGACCGTTTTAACTATCTCGTATAAAGATTCCCCATATTGAATAAAATCTCCTTCCCGTACAAATAAATCTTGGTCCTCAGTTAGACGACGATGATGAAAATGTAATGTTAAGCTCCACTCTTTATCTAGACCAATATTGTCCGTATAAACCGTTTGTGCTTCAGGCCATTCTACTAATACATATACACGCACGGGGGAAAGGAAATTTTTCTCTATGGCTTCGCCATATAGGGGGTGGTAATTGCTTTTATCTCGGGAAATTGGGTAATAGGCAATCTGTTGTCCAATGATTCTTTCCATCAATTCATCATTGACTTGTTTTACCAGATTTCGTTCCTTCTCACCCAAGAACAGTGGCGGGGGAGGAGCATCTGGCTGTTCCCATTTAGTAGTCTCGTTTGTAACTCCCTCGTCGCCCGTGAAGGGTTGAGGTCCATTGTCTTTGGGCATTTTTTAGTTATCCTTGGAAAATCACCATTGGGATTTCCTGTAATATAGTTTGAACCGCCTCAGTCAGTTCTGCATCTTGTTTCATCAATTCAGTATAAGTTAATCCATCTAGAATTTCTTTCAATTCTGTTCTCAATGCTTCCTGCTCTGTCGCCGCTTGGCCCAAAAGTTCCGAAGCATTCAAAGTGGTATCGTTCCCGGGGATGGGAATAGTGGCAAATTTTCCACGAATTTGTCCCAATGTCTCCTTTGACAATGCGAGGCTAAAACGGCGAATCCATTGTTTACCAATAGAATTAATATTTTTATAAGGAATATTATCAAACGGAATTGTATTCATATTATTAATCCCGTCAATCCCCATATCATAAGCATCATTATTTTCCCACGCGTCTGGCTCAACATTAAAATCAACCCACATTTTATTATAAGTGTCAATAATCTGGGGAGTGGGAAAGATTCTTAAGTTTGTATCCTTCAATTCATATGAATAATGAGACAAGCGAGTCCACAAATGATCCTCATAGGCCATAGCCTGCATTTTATTTTGCCATACCGGAATTAATTCGAATGAAGAATCATCGGTATATTGTCCATAATAAAGCAAGTTGCCTACCACATTTAGTCCTCCATAATAGCCGAAAAATCTCCACATAGCTTGGGGGGTCTTAAAATAAACTTTCCGAATAATACATCTTTTATCCCCCACAGTACCGCTAAATTCGCTGCTGGTTGAGATTATTTGTTGTAAATCATAATCTTGCTGCTCTTGAATCAACCTAAAAGAAGCCGAATGAATAGGAATAGTTCCACCAATCCCAGCTTCGTGTGAATACCCATCGCCAACTCGACGTGGATATTGAAAAGTAAATCTAGGATATTTTAAATTGACGTGCGAGCCACTCAAACTATCCGATCGCTGTCCATCTTGATCGAACGTTCCGGTAGTTTGCCCCAACACATCAGAAAGAACATTTTTAGACTGATGGATGTTGAGTATATAGTTGTATTCTAACAACGCCTCCTCGTAGTTTGCGTATACATTGCCCTCTTTTAATTCGATATCTAAAACATCACCACCGAGCTTTTTATAAGTATAAGCTACCTGATCTGATGCTCCGGATAGAAAGTTTTTGTCAAACAGATCGTTAGAGGGATCTGCATACATCCCAAATGGAAGCGCCGCGAAAACATTGGTCACAGTTCCAGTCGCGGGCAAAATAGATTTGCTCATTTGACTCTTGGGCGTTAAAACAGGTAAAGCCATACATATTATCCTCCGATATTAAATAGTTTTTATATAAACAAAACCCCCCTCTGTTTCCAGAGGAGGGCATAAATTTTATAAAAGGTGTGCTTTTATAAGCTAAGATTAGCCGAGCAAGTCTTCGACAATGACAAGACCATACATATCAGGTCGTACCATTTTCTTGGCATATCGGGTCATGACGCCTTTGCGCGGCACGAAGTCCTCAACACCGAAGATTGTTGGAGTCATCTGGAGCGGTACATACGGTGCGTATACATATCCACTTTCGAGGAAAGAGGATCCCTTACGGCCGACAAGAACAACGTTCCTGGGGAAATAAGGATCGACATACACGTCCCACTTCTTGCTCAGATTTCCAACCTTAACAGCACCCACGGTGCCTCGATCGTCATCATGAGTAACAGTACCACGGAATCCAGCCGTGAACTCAAGGATATTCGCTACTTCAGGGGAAACAACAACAAAGTTAGCTCCGCCTCGCAACGTTTTACGATGAATTTGGGCCGAGACATCATTGATAGTTTCGCAAAGGGTTTCATACCACTCGCTTACATTACCCGTGAAATCTGGGAATCCCGAAGTGGTACCAATTGTGGTGCCCGTATCGCGGTTAACGAACTTACCAGGTCGACGTGACCAGTAATACGTGGCTGCTTTGGCACCCATCACCAAGTCCTCAAGGATTTCTTGGTCAATTTCCAAAGCGATGTGCTCCGAAAGAATGGATGTTAGCTCAACCTCGGCATCGAGATTGTGATACGCATTCAAGTCCTGCGCCAATTCTGGCGTCCATTTGGCCTTGAGCTTTTTGGTATCAGCCGTGACTGCGACGGAATCGACCTTGATGTCGATTTCCGGGATATCTGGATTATTTTCCAGTCCCCAAGCAATATTACCCACAACCGAACCAAGCGATCCGCCCGGATCAAAGTTGTCGTAAATAGCCCAGTTCGCGTGATCCCACAACGCAAGGTCCGTAGCCAATTCGTCGGTACTTTCGCTACCAGTAGCAGCGTTAATAATGTACAGGAGCGTAGGTGTGCCACCCGCAGCGACTGTCAATGGACAATCTCGCGTGAGACGACGAACTTGTGATCCCGAAGAGACATTCGTATATGTAATGGTAATATAATCCTTTACATTAAGCTGGCCGCCGACGCCGGCAGTGTCGCTCGTAAAATCGCTCAAGAGCACGGTGCCCACTGCGACATTAGTTCCGCTCAAATCCGCATCGTAGCGGACAAGGCTATCTCCATGAGATGCCCAGGTCGACCCGTCAAAGACAGTAGTCGCCCCAGACCAGCTGGATGGATCACCGACAGTGCCGGAAGCCCGAACAACTGGAACAGTCAAACTAGTCGATGAACCAGTTGGCGATGAATAGCCGTTGTTCAAAGCATAAAAGCTATCTTCGGCTTCATCACCGGAAAGGCTAACGCCACCTGTGAGTCCCGAAGCGACAACGCCTCCACCATATACTGATTCACCAATTTCACTACCCAAACGGGTTCGATCCAAGGTAAAGTCGAGGAAGAAGATCAGACCAGAGGGTAAACTCATAGGCTGAACGCTAACGAGGTCGTT